CCGACCCCCGCACCGGTCCCCGAGCAGAGCGTCGAGGATGCGGTCCCCGTGCCGCTGCTGGTGCGCCCGCCCACGGCGCGGGCCGTCCACACGGTGCACGCCGCGCAGCGCACCCTGTCGCGTACCCAGACCCGGGCGCAGACGGCCGGCGCAGCCCACAGGGTGCCCTCAGCCTCTGCTGCGCTGGTGCTTGTCGAGGTCACCCCGGCCACGGCTCGCGGTCAGCGTGTTGCGCTCATGGCTGACGCGAGCGTGGTTTCGTGGACGGTGCTTGCCGAGGAGCAGAAAAAGCGTAACCTCAAGGCGATGGCTGCGATCCTGAGCCTGATCGACGAGGAATGAGCAATGTTTGATCTTGGTCTGACAAAATCGGCGCATCGAACAACTCTTGACGCAGGGCCAAGTGCTATGAATCACGGAAACATCACTTGGACCAGCGTCATGGCGTCCATCACGGGTGCCTCGGTCACCCTCGCGCAGATCAACCAAGTCGTGACCCTGCTCGTCGGGCTGGCCACGCTGATCTTCACTGGGATCAAGATTTATCAGGCGCTGACCAAGGCGCAGACGGACCGCAAGCTCGTGCGGGCGTGGATGCAGCGTTTCCAGACGACATCGCGCCCTGTTCCGCTTGACGAATGAACTGATACACTGCACGCATGCAACTGTCAGCATCACAGCTCGAATTTCTGGCGCGGTTCTCGAAATCACCAGACGGGCGGATGCTGGTCACCATCTACGAGGCCAAGCTGGCTGAAGTGGACTCCAAGTTGCGGTCGGGTGAGGGTGCCGTACACCACCAGAACCAAGGCCGCGCGCAGCAACTCGCCGAGTTGCTGTCGGAGATCGCTGAAGCCGAACCGCGCCTCAACCGCTCCAAGCTAACCCAGACCCGGGTTGCGGCTTGAGGCGTCACAAGGGAATCGCGGTGCCCGCATCCCACGAACCGAACCCCGGTCACCTAGAAGGTGCGCCTGGATCGTGGAGATCAAATGCAGGCTTCCCAAGCCCTGAACGAAACCCGGCTTCCTCAGCAGGTGCTGCGTCGCTTCAATACAGCAGTCGCCGCCTCTGAATCGAAGGCTGTCCCCCCTGTTGAAAACCCCACCGAGGTCACTACCGCTGACCCTGCGCCCGAGACGGACCCCCGCGAAAGCGATCCGGCCTACTGGAAGCAGCGTTTCCGTGTCACCGAAGGTGTACTGCGCGCCGAGCGAGAGAAATTTCGCGCCAGCGAGCAAGGGTTTCAGCAAAAGCTACTCGACTTGCAGAACCAACTACGGGACTCGCAAGCCGCGCAACCGGCTCCGTCCGACCTGAACCTGCTGGACTACTTCAGCCAGGAACAGATCGACGAGTACGGTGAAGTCCAGTGCAAGGTCATGGCGACCGCAGCTCAAAAGGCAGCGGCCAAGATCGTCCAGACGGAAGTCGCAGCGGCCACCAAGCCCCTGCATGATCGGCAGCAAGCCGAGGCAGCGCACAGCGTCGAAGACGCCAAGCGAGCCTTTCAGCGAGCCATGATCAAGGAAGTCCCGGACTATCTGGACATCGACAAGACCGATGGCTGGCTTGCGTGGCTCTCGCAGGAAGACCCGTCGACGGGCCTGGAACGCCAGGAAATCCTGAACAAGCACGTGGGCGTGCTCGACGCGAAACGTGTCTCCAAACTGTTCAAGGACTACCTGTCCGAGGCCAAGCCCCCGGTTCGCAGTCCCATGGTCGCTCCCCACGGCTCCGGCGCCAGCGCCGCAGACACGGGGACCACACAGCAGGTCGCCAGCGCGCAATCGCTTGGCCCGCCCACTGCGCAGGAGATCCGGGACTACAAGAAGCGAGCAGCCCTCGGGAAAATCACGGACAGCGACCGCAAAGCGTTCGAGGCAAGGTGGAGCCAGATGTCGGCGCGTTGATGCGCGCCGGCCCGACCTACCCCCTCTAGGAGTACGCCATGGGCGTCGCACAAGCCTCGGGTCTGCCGGACTTCGGTCCTGCTGGCACTACCAACTACAACCCGGAACTCTACTCGGCCCGCCTGGTCGAGAAGTTCTACAAGACGACGGTGTTCGGCGAGATTGCCACCACCGACTACGAAGGTCGATGAGCTTTCGTTAAACCCCGTGAATTGCTGGAATAGCCTTAGAGCCTTCGGCCCCACAACGTAGCTGGTAACGGCAAGCGTGACGGGATGAAAAGACGAAGGATTGGCCAATCAGCAGCCAAGCGCCCTAGGAATAGGGTGAAGGTTCAACGACTAGGCGAAGTAGTCCAGACCGGATGAAACGCCCACGAGTGCGGGGCCGGGAATCGTGGTACGATCCAAAGGCAGTAATGTCTAAGGATAGAAATGCCAAGATTCAGTTTTCAACCTGACGACAAGAAGTTGACCGAGTTGTACGCCGCAGGGCAGACAGCTCAAGCTCTCGCAGAACTGTTCGGGGTATCGAAAAAGACGATCCTCCGACACCTTGACAGGCTAGGCGTTACGCGCCGGACGCTCAGAAAGGTCACCACCGAGGTGGAGGCCCAGATCGTCAAAATGGCCTTGTCGGGGGCGACAGTGAAGCAAGCTGAACAGGATCTCGCGCTTGAGGCGACCACGATCCGAGAGTACGCAGCCAAGAACGGTGTGCGGTTCTCCGATCAGTACCACAAGGGCTTCATCACGACGTGGAACGGCTACCGGATGGTTCCGATGCCTGACCACCCCGGCGCTGACGCGAAGGGCTACGTGAGGGAGCATGTGTTGGTGGTGGAAGCTCGGCTTGGACGGCATCTGATGGCGCACGAAGTCGTGCACCACCAAGACGGCGACAAGCTGAACAACAAGGACGAGAACCTGCTGGTCACGACGCGGAGCGAGCATGCTCGCCACCACGCAACGTCGGGTGAGACTGGATGGGCCAAGTACCACGTGAACCGGAAGATATAGTCTCATCTGCCGTGAAAGCGGCAGGAGCCCGGGATAAAGAGCCCGGGACATGAAGATGAATGGAAATCGCGGGCTTCGGTGCCCAGATCAAGATCCGCACGGTCCCGGACATCAACGTCAGCGACTATGTGATCGGCGCGGGCCTGGGCAACCAGTACCCGTCTTCGAACAGCGTCACGCTGACCATCGACAAGGCCAAGTCGTTCAACGCCGCGCTGTCGCTTGTCGACCAGCGGCAGGCCGACGTGGACCTGCCCGATCTGTACGCGAACGAAGGCTCGATCCGCCTGCGCATTGCCGCCGACACGGACATGCTGGCCACGATCCCGGCGCAGACCCATGCGTCCAATCGTGGTCGCTTTGCCGGTGCCGACTCGGCTGCCATCGACCTGGGTGACTCGACGACTCCGTTGCAGATCACCAAGACCAACGTGGTCGACTTCATCGTCGACTGCGGCACGGTGCTGGACGAGCAGAACATCAGCGACGAAGGTCGCTGGATGGTGCTGCCGCCCTGGGCCATCGCCATGGTCATGAAGTCGGACCTGCGCATCGCGTCCCTGGCCGGTGACGGCGTGTCGATCCTGCGCAACGGCAAGATCGGTGAAATCTCGAATTTCACCATCTACCGCTCGCGCTCGCTGCTGACGCAGACCTCGCCCGGCGCCGCGTGGTACGTCATGTTCGGCCACAGCACCGGTCTGAGCTTCGCGGCCCAGATCGTCGAGGCCGAGATGCTGCAAAACCCGAACGACTTCGGCTACCTGATCCGTGGGCTCATGGTCTACGGCTTCCAGACGATCAACAGCACCGCCATCGGCACCGCTGTGATCAAGCGCTGATCCGCTCGGCTGTTGTTGAAGGTAAGATCGCGCTTGCGGGCGCGGTCTGCCGAACCCCAAACTGGAGTCATCCATGAAGTCCGTGAAGAACCCCTATCTGCCGGCCGCGATGAGCGTGCGCGATGCAGTGACCAGCGTCAACGAGGAAGTGTCCAAGGCGAGTGGCAAGGCCAAGGCCCGCTACCCGTCGAAGGTGCAGTCGAACTGCCCATCCGAGGGTGGTCCCAAGGCCAAGATGACGCGCGCCTACGATCCCACTGGCGGCCTGCCCAGCGGCGCCTGATCGGCGCACCCCGACCCGGCGCCCGCGTGGCGCCGGTTCTTCATCCTGACCTGACCACCCTCGGTCCACCTACCCATGTCATCTGATGCTCAAGACGCGCAGCTTTCCGCTGCCGCTGCCGCTGCGAACCGACAGGACGACAAAGTTCCGTTCATGATCAACCGCAAGGACGGGTGGCTGATGCCCAATGTGCCTGCGGTCCGCGCCCTGAACGAGTACATCCCCTACCACGGCAAGGTGGGCGCCTCCATCGAGGAGCGCATGGCGTACCTCAAGAGCGGCGGCCAGCGCCACCGATCGGTGATCCTGCCTGCCGGCGACGAGGACGACGCACTGCCGCCGTTCGACATCGGCACCGCGACGAAGGAAGAACTGGTCGCCTTCGCGCAGACCGAGTTCGTCGCCACGCTGTCGGTCGACACCGACATCCGTACCCTGCGCAAGCAGGTCGCCACGCTGGCCAAGAACGCCGAGTTGACCTGATATGTCGCTGACAGCCGCTGCAATCGTCGTCGACGGCTGTTCAACGCTGCTGGACACGTCACTCGTCGCATGGCCGC